CCCAACGGTAGGTTCCTGTAACGATTTCTCCGCTGGTTACAAAGTTGGCTGTGTCTTCAACATAGATACCGTCACCCGATACAGAGAACAAACGCTTGTTGCTGAAAGTGGCGCACGCTAGAACGTTTGATGTTGAGGTGTGCATCAGGTCTGTGGCATGGGCTGGGGTGTTTAGTGCGATAAACGTGGATAGGTCTAAGCGTCCGATGCCACTTGATATACCGTCATAGTTGGACCAGCTGAACCAAACATATTTGTCTTCGGCTGTAAACGAAACAACATTGCCACTTGTTGGGATAAGAGCGCCAGCTGTAAGGTTCGCAGCGTTATCTGGTGACGCATAGCGCACACCTTTGTTTGTCCCGATGAGTATGCCACCGAGATAACCAAATACGGTTAATGGTATTTCTCCTGATGGGAGTTCGAGAGCTACTACTGGTTGGTCAAGTACACCTGCTGCGGTGATAGTGATTTTGTAGATTGCTCCGCGGGTTCCTGCGTATCCTGCAGCGTAGATTGCGTTTTGTCCTGCAGCGAAACTTACCCAGTTCCATGTTGCTATCGGGTGTGCGTAATCATCTCCGCCGATGTTCCCTGATGGGTTGTAGTACAGGTCTGTGGCGTTGCCACCTGCTGCGTCACCAGAAACCATAAGGTTTCCCTTGACAAAATCAACATAATACAGTTGGTGTCCGTAAGCAACGTTTGATGCTGCGTCTGCTGCAGTGTATTTCCATAGCCCGAAACTGTTTGTTGTGCCAGCGTAGGTTAGGTAAATGTTTGTTCCATCTGTAGCCATATCGCGTGGCGTACCTGTTGGTAAACCAGTAGCAGATGTCCATGTTGGGCTAGATGCAAAAGGGTCTGTGCTGTACTTGAGTGTTGCACCATCAAGCACGTAAACGCGAGTGTCTGTTGCAGCAATAAGAAGGTTGGTATTAGCAGAGTTGAGTGACTCTTTAACAGCGTTTAATAGTGTTGCCTGTCCCTTGGTCCAAGGGTTTACACCTTTACTAGATGAGAACCTGTAGTCCTGTGCTTCAGCGGTGTCAGCATATTTTTGTCCAGCACCATAATGCCAAGATGTTTCACCGCGCCGCCATAAACCTTGCGGGTTGATAGCTGCTTCACCTGGGGTGGTTGACTGGTCAACAGAGTCACGCACTCGTGGTTCGAAACCGCGTGTGAACGTTCCCGCTTGCTGGTCAATAAGGAACGGGCGACCATCAATAGCAATAGGGAAAACGTCTGGTACAAGGTTTGTTGTTGTTCCGCCAGCAAAAAACTGTGGCGCTGGAATGAACGCATCCGTGAACTTGTAGAGAGTTGTTGCCACCGTTTAGTCCTTAGACAAAAAGGTTGGGTATGACCTCGTTAGTCGTGCGGCTTCTGCTTGGATACGGTCACGGCGCATCCTTTGCAAATTGGAAATTGAACCACCTACCGCACCAACTGGTACTTCTGCTGCGCGTCGTGTGTCGCCTTGTGATTCGGTGAAGTTGCGTTTAATTTCTCGTGGTGACATCAAACGAATTTGCGCCCCAATCGCAACAATATCTGTGACCGTATCTTGAATCCCGCCAGTTGTGTTTATGTCAGAGGATTCGGTTGAAGCGGTCACATATGGTGCTTTGTAGACAACGCGAAGGCGACCTGGGAATACCCCTTGGTCGAACCGTAGTGCGAAGCCTGATGCGAAGTCATCTGTTGGTACATCACGCACGAGACGTACTTTGCGTGCGACAGGATAGTCGTCAACCATGTAGCGAACAGAAACACCAAGCAGGTCGATGATGTCGGTTACACCTGTGAGGTTTATCATGGTGTCTGAACCGTTGTAATCAATGTTTAATGTTTTGACTTGGAACAAACCATTCATCGGGGATGACAGGTCACGCATCTCGTCGTTGACTGCTTCCAATACTTGTGAGCGTGGGAAGCGTGGGCTAACAACAATTATTGCGTCAGCTGTGTGACTTGCTGCGGTAGTTCCGTTAAAGCCACGCTCAACCGTCATCGTTTTTGTTGCTGAATCAGTTGCCCAAATGTACATGAGTTCTGAATCAATTTCGCAAACCTGTCCAGCACGCAACCCTTCAAGGGCATACGTGGCAATAACACTCGTCGCGGACGAGTTGATACTGGACGCTAGTTTGTTGCGCGGTTCAACTGTTCCCGATAGCAGTTGTCGCAACGTCCTATCGATGACGGTTGCGGCTGTGGTCATTTACTTCTTTTTCTTAGGCTTTGCCTTTTCCTTCATCTTCATTGGCTTGCCAGTTTTCTTGGCTTCCTTTTTAGCGGCTGCCATTCCTGCTGCACCGTAACTGAATTCTTTTTTTCCTACCATTGGCATAATGTCTCCTATCGACTCTTAGATGTTACCATTTAACTTTATCTGCCCAGTATGCGGCAGACATCTTGCCCTTAGCGATGTTCTTGGCGTGGCGTGCTTTGAAGGCTTTGTTTCTGGCAGAACCGTCGGGTGAGCCTTTTACGCCTTGTTGCCCGAACCTGATGAGTTTCACCTTGTCACCTGACTTGGCGAGAACGGCATGAGATTTGTTGGCTTTGGGAGTTGCCTTTGGTTTGTTGTAGCCAGCGAACTTTTCGCCCCTGTACTCAATCATTTGTTTTTCTTTACCGCGGCATTATCAACCAGGTTTGGGTATGGTCGTCCTGCTTTTTTGGCACGAGCTTTGGCAGCCTGCTTCTGAGATGGGGTCAGCGGGGTGGATTTCTTGTTAGGGTTTTTTGTTTCCCAAAAATCCTTCTTGGCTTTCTTCATTTGGGCTCCACTAAGTATCCTGAGTCCCGTAGGACATTGCGTACATTCAACACTACATCATAGGTTTTCCCTGGGGCAAGGTCGATGCAATGGTCGCCAATGGTGGCTTTGATTTTGCGGTTTACCTGTACTTGGCATAATGGTTCTAGGGGTAGCCAATCAGATACCACACGATTGCTTGTTGGTTTAACTATCTGGAGTAACTGTTTTGCTGCGGTGTCCCAGTTGAACGCTGCGGTTTCTGCTGCATGGGTTTCTGCCCGCTGACGGTAACGCTCACGGTTGTTGTATAGGTCGGTGATTGCTGCAGCTAGTGCGTCTGGGTCTGGTTCGTCCCAGTCACCCATGTTTTGCCAGACACCTTTAGCGGTGGGTACTGAGGTGGTGGGGATGCGGTGGGTGGCAAGGTCGGAGAACTCGCGGTGCCCGTGAGCGTCAGACAGTATGGTGGGCACTCCTGCTGAGATTGCTTGGAGTGGCATCAAACCGAATCCTTCACCGCGGGACACGGAAATGAAACCGTCCATTGAGCGCACAAGGTCAGCTTCTTCTTCAACTTTCATCCAGTTCCTATGCACCACCACGTTGGGATAGTCAAGGTTGGCTGGGGCAAACAGATGCGGTGGAACTATTTTGATATGCAGTTCAGCGTTAGGCAACCCTAACTTGTTAAATACTTCCAGAACAACGTCTAATCCTTTTCGATACCATTCGGAACCGCCGCACATGATACGGAATTTGTCGTGTGGCTCAGGGGTTTTCGGATGCCACACCTCACGGTCAACACCCAAGGGGATAACCCTCACGTTGTCATGGTGTTGGGAGAATAGTTCCCAGTTGTGCAAACTAGGGACTATGACCGTCTCAAAGTTACATAGGTAGTCCGAGAACTCTGGGGGGAGCCAGTTCGTTTCCCACATGGTAAGCAGGGTGGGTTTCTGTCCCCGATGCCAGCCCTTAATAAGATTAGGGCGCAAAGCAAACACCACATGCTCTGCGTCGTCGCACAAAGTAACCTTTTTAGCTAATGCTGTTTTAAGCCCAACAACCATTTTGCCGTAGCCAACATGTTCAAGGTTGACCCCAACAAGGTTTAGATAGTTGGCAGAATCCCTGTCTCCACTTGCCATGATTCCTGTGCTTTCTTTTCTACCTCAGCCGCACCATCAATCTTCTTAGGTTGTAAACCATCAGCTCGAAGACGTTTGTATGCTGGCATATCTTTGTTCCAGTTGCGTTCAGTTTGATTAACTTCCGCCACCCTAGCCCCTCGACTGGTCGTCGTGTTGGTCCCCATACGAACCCCTGCTACGCGACAACCGAAGCATCCTTCAACATCTAACGTCGGATGTGTTTCCCTATGCTTCATGAAATGTATGCCCCGTATCCTGCTGCGGTTAAAGCTGCTACTTCTGCAGCGTCAACCTCGTTCTCGTGTCCGCCATAATATACCTTAGAAACCATACTCAGGCTTGACGGTTGGTCATCGGTATAGGTTCCGTTGGTAAGCAAGAAGATGTTGCGTCCGCGTGGTGATGGGTCTATTCTTCCGCCAAGACGGTTCGCGAGGCGTTGGTCTTTCGATAACCGTAGCCCTCCCATATAATCCCCAACAATTACTGGGACTACGAAGTTGTCGGTTGGTGGTCTAAAGATTGCCATTAGGTGATACTACTTCCATAGCCTGCTGCTGTGAGTTCTGTGATTTCTGCATCTGTCAAGAAATTATCATGCCCACCAAAATAGGTGCGGGTAATACGTTCAGGTCTGCGAGGGTCGGTAGTGGTGTAGCTACCATCGTCGAGACGGTACAAGTTTTTGGCGCGTGTGCCTTGTGGGGTGTGAGCGAACAGTCGGTCTGGTGGGTTTTCTGAAAGTCTGACAGCGAACGGATAGCCTTCAGTTATTGGGACACGGAAGATATGTGACTTGTCCCAGTTGGCTGTGGCTGTCCCGTCTCCTGAACCTGTTGCTGCAGTTCGGCGTGTTCTTGCACCAACCAAAGTCCCTGACCCTGTTCCTGAACCCGTCGCCGTGCGTATTGCCGTGAGTATTCGCGTCGATGTAGACGTGCCTTCACCTTCGCCGCTGCTAGTTCTGAGTACAACACGGTTGACAACAATAGCCGATGTTCCCGTGCCGTTTCCAGTTGCTGTTCTAACAGGGTTGATGTTCCAGTCGGCTGTTCCTGTTCCTGTTGCGGAGTTTGATGCGGTTCTTACCGCGGCGCGAACAACCGTGATTGTGGATGTTCCTGTTCCTGAGCCTGTGGCTGTTCGCAGATAGAAGTGGATGACAAGACCTGTGGAGTCCATCGTGCCAACACCTGAACCTGTTGCGGTTCTGATGGCAACCTTGATGGCTGTAGCGGTTTGTGTTCCTGTTCCGCTTCCTGTTCCTTGGCGTTGTCTTAGGACAGATGCAAAAGATGACGCGGTTCCTGTGCCTGATGCGGTGGCGGTGACGGTAACGATTGCACGGACACCGAGATAGAAGCGTCCACCGTTTTGATAGAAACCTGTGTGATAGTCAACGAGACGGTTTAGTCGTGTGACAGTTCTGCCTGATGCGGTTTGTTGTGTACCGTTACCTGGTCCTGTTGCGGTACGTGTGACGGTACGGAAGTATGTTCCGCGATAGAACGGATGTGTGTCTAAGAACGGTTCGCTAAAACCTGTGACTGCTGTTTGTGCCATGAGGGGTTATCCCCTGGCGGCTAGTCGAGTGACAGCGTGAGTGAAGTGATTTGAAAAGTGTCACCAGCGGTCACGGCTGCTGATGAAGATAGCGCACCAGTCCACAGGCAGTTTCCACCTGTGCTTGCGTCCCAGAGTGACCAATGGCTGTAGGTTTCTGTTGCTGCTACGTTTGTCCATTCAACTGTTGCAGATGATGCCATAGAGCCAGATGATGCTGCTGAGAATGAGATTGCTTTGCGGGTTGTTTCGGTTGCGGCGTTTGATGTTCCTGCTTCGCCAGCGTCACCTGTGTGCAGTTTTACATATGTGGCGGCAACTGCGAATGACTGGTTGCGGAGCGTGTCCAGTAATGCTAGTTCTGCGTAGTTAGAAATCGACATTGTAAACCTTTCGTGTTATATGACTATAGCAAAACGAAAGCCCCCCATCTCCCGTCTGAGGGGAAACGAGGGGCTTTTGCTTTAACTATGGTTAGTTATTAGTTAGCACCAATGCTTGATGCTGACTCGATACGGCGGAGTGATGCTTCGCGGAAGCGACCATAGCCACCCAACCAGTACCAACCCAATGGCTGCAAGCGCATGAGGAGGTCGGTTACGTTGCCACGGACAATCTTCGGTACTGCACCGTTGCCGTCTTGTGCGCTGTACGCCTTTGCAAGAGCCTGACGACCCATGATGTGTGTGCAATATGCATCGATTGAACCAGTTGTGCTGGTACCGTTCGAAGCGTTCGTGAACACCTTGGCGCGTGGGGTTTCAATGAAGCGAACCGACTCAAACAAGCCGATTTCTCCGTTGTAGATTCCCTCTGGGTTGACGTAGTTAGCTGGCGTGCGCCATGCTGCTGCGTCAGTTGCCGAACGGAAGTCGTACGATACGTCTGGGTGGATAAAGCCGATGTATGAACCGTTGAAGGTTGCTACGTTAGCACCACGCAACTGTGCGACGGTCCTACGAACATCGTCAGCGGCGAGTACGTCGTCTGCTGAGATTGACTCACGGCTTGTTGGTGTGGTTGAACCACCAGTTCCGTAAATAACGTTGGTTCCGCCAGCGAGAACTTCACGGACAACCTGGTCGATTGAATCGCCTGCGTTGTATCCGATGATGTTTGCTGCTGCTGAGTCAACATCCAAGAACGCTGTTCCACGCAACTTGGCGGTGGTTACTACTGCGTTACCGTATTCGTTAAGAGTTACGGTTACTTGGCTGTCGGACAATGCTGTTGGGGTTACGTCGGTAACTTCGTTCAACGTTGACGTTGCTGCTGCAATGTCGCTGAAGATGGTGAATGTTACGCCCGTACCTGGCATTGCCTGCTGTACTGGTTGTACGTCTGCTGCCTGGTCGAAGAGGAGTTCTGAACGCAACGCGAAATACGCGAGACGGTCAAATGCTACCTGGTCTACGGACAGTGACGAGAGTTGGGTTTCGCCTGCCATTTTAATTTTTCCTTTGGTTTAGAGGTTTATGAATTTCCTAAAGCTATTCGTGCCTCTGCCAAAATTGAATCTACTTCTTGTGGACTTCGCGCGTCTTGTAGTCTGCGGTTCCAGTCGATTGGTGGTTGAGCGGTTTGTGAACCTGCAGCAATTTTTGCTGTTCGATTCCAAGCTTGTGCTTCTTCCATTAACGGACTTGGTTCTGGGGGACTAATCAATTGTGCTTCCACTGCAGCTTGTCTGATGGACTCTGGGGAAAGTTCACCGTCATAACCTTTAACGAAATACTTTGACGCTGGTGCAGTCAGGTCGATGCCTGCTTTCACGAACGCTAGTTCTCGTTTGGCGATGTCGGCTTCCGCAAGAAGTTTTTTGACTTCTGTGTTTTCCTTTTCCAGTTGACGCATCCTTGCCCTAACAGGGTTTCGGCTGTCGTCCATTTGGTCTTCGCTGTCGTAGTTGTCAATATCTGACATATGGCACTCTCCTTTTGCCCACATCACTCTGGAGGGTAGTGATGGCTGCTGTTGATTTGTCACCCCATATTGCTCCGCACGGTTCGGGGGTTGTCCGTGAAGGTATTACGAACTATAACACATTACATTCCGACTGTGGTGAGTCCTGTCTGTTGTCCGCCTTGTCCGCTGTATCCGCCGCCTTCTTGGAAGGTTGCGGTGCGTCCGCGTCGGCGGCGTGCGATTCGTTCTGCGGCGGCTTGGTCGTTGGTGAGTGTGCCTGCAACGATTTGTTCTTGGGTGAGTGCTTGTTCGCCCATCAGGTTGGAACGGAATAGTTGTTCTTGTTGTCCGATTTGAGCGAAGCCTTGTTGGGCTTGTTCGGCGGTCACACCTTGTTTGGCTAACTGTTCTGCTTGTGCGGTTGTGATTTGCATGCCGCCTTGGGTTACGCCTGCCGCGGAGATTTGTGCGGCGCGGGCTTTGCGTTCTATTTCTTGACCTGATTTTGTTGGGTCTAGGAAGTAGGCAGCAATGTCACCGTCGGTGAGGTCGGGTACCATTCGTTTGAGTTGGTTGACGACTTCTGGGCTGGCTTGGGTTACTGCGTTATACCCTTGTTGTATTCTTTGGGCTAGTTCGACTGGGGAGATGTCGTTGGCGATGAAGTTGGCGAAAGCTTCTTGGGTGTCGTAGAAGCCTTTTGGCATGCCAAGGTTCTTCAGGTTTGTTTTGTATGACATTTCCTGGTTGATGTACTCAGCTTCAGTAAGTTCAGGCAAACCTTTAGTTACACGGTCAGCGTTGCCTTTGAACCGTTCTTTGTAGATAGGTGTTTCACGGATAGAACCAAACAATGCGTCAGCGTTACGCACCAACGTAGGGTCACCCATAACAGCCTGATTCAAATTGTCGAACAGTCCTTCAAGACCATAACGACGAAGCACGGCTTTGAGTTCATCGGCAGCAGCGTTACCAACTGGCAGCACCGTAGGCGTGGATGGAGTAACAGGGTTGTAAACCGTTGTAGGGATTACTGGACCAGTCGGTGCCTCGTTGCTTGGTGTCGCTGGTACCGCACCAAAATCTGGAAGTGTTGTAGCAACATCCTGTGGTGGGCGTTGAGCCAACTGCACTTTAGCTGTGATTTGCTTGCGACCTTCAGGGGTTGCACCAAGTTCAGCGAAACGAGCATTAAGCGCAGCAGTATCAACAGGCTTACCAGCAGCCTGTAGTTCAGCGGTACGTTGCTGGATGAATAGTTCTTGACGCTCTTGTTTAGATAATGCCATGATTAACCTCTCACTGCTCCGAAACCTTTAGTAATAGTAGAAGCCACATCACGGTAAACCGTCTTAGCTTCATCAGTAGTCTGCCACTCAGGTAACGTACGCAGGAACTTGCCCCACTCTGTACCGTTCATTAAGCGAGTCTCATTCGTGTTCGGGTCTTGGTATGACAGCAAACGCCCCCACTTGTTAGCATCTGTAAAGTCAACTGTGTAAGGGTCGATGTTAAGTACGCTCGCAGCAATTGCTCGATAGCTTGCGGTAGCTTGTGCAACGGTGCGACCAGCATCCAACTGTCCTTTCAATGCAGGGTACAGGTTCTCCGCATCGCGACGCATCATCTCTTTGACTTGTTCAGGGGTCATGGTCTTCATGATGAGGTTCTGGGAGTATGCGTTGATTGTTGCATCATCGAGTTTGATGCCGTAGTCGATAGCGTATTGGCGAACCGTTGCAGCGTCTAGACCTTTTGTGGTTGCTTCGCCTGCTACACCGCCAGGGGTTCTGCCTGTTTTGGCTACTTCTGCGCCAACATAACGGGCTGTTTCGTTGGTATCCCAACCGTATTTGATGGCTTGTGTGGCAAGATTTTTTAGTGAAACAGGGTCTAGTGAATAGCCTTGTTTGCCAATATAGGTTTCAAGTTCAAACTGTTTTGCGTTGATGTCATTGGCAAGCGTGGTTGGGTCTGTGGTTTGCTTGTCAATGTAGGCACGTTCTTTAGCGTCTTTTGTTTTCGACCATTGGGTGGATTGAACGGCGTTAAGGAAACGGTCTTTAGTCCATTTCTGTTTAACAGCTTGGTCAATAATTACCTGTAGTTCACCTACTGATTGGTAAAGGTCTGCTATCCAACCGTATTGTTCTTTAGCGTATTGGAACCATGCTGGCGTACCTTGTGCTGGTACTTTTTCTTCTTTTGTTGATGGTGTAGTTGCCATGATTATCCTTGCATCCAGTCAGATAGTACGCCGATATATGAGGAGTAATCGTTTGCTTCGGCTTCAGCGGGTGCCATCTTTTCTGCTTGTGTTTCAGCGAATACCCCAGCATCTGGTGCTTGTGTGGCAGTTGTACCGCCGCCGCCAGCAGCTGCACGTTGATAGTTCATATCCAATTGGTTGAATGAATTGACCAATTTGTTCATGTCTTCTGGCGAAAGGGTGCGACCCAAAGCAGATTGCGCACCACTTTCAAACGCTTTCTTCAAAGTATCTGGGTCGTTTAGCCTAAATTTTGGCAAACCAGAATCACCGTTCATGCCGCCGATTGGGTTAGCAGCCAAGCTAGCTAAAGCGTCATCCAACGATTTGCCTCTAGTCGGAGAATCGTCAGGGGCATTAAGAGCGTTAATTTGCGTAAGTGCCTGACCAAACACTGACTTGAGTTTTGGGTCTGCCCTGTTACCAAGAACAGGTCTGTAACCTGGGATTGCTTTCATAAGCAAAGTCTGATATGCAATAAGTTTTTCTGTAGAAATCTTGTAAAGAATATTTAAATCATCTGTTATGTATTTATGTGGTTTTTCAACAGTTCCCCATGGCGCATTTAATGCAAAAGGGATTTTATAGTTTGGGTCAATACCGCCAAGAGCCGTACCAGCTTCTGGCACGTTGGCTTTAATTTCTGGTACACATTCACCCAATGGGTTTTTAACAAATCCTTCTGGACAATCAGCCATGGTTACATTCCTATTTCTGGTGGTTCGAACTCTCTAGATAATACATTTTCCCACAAAGAAGCAAACTCAGGATACTTTTCAGCTAATCCATAACCAGTATTGGTTAAATCTTGACGCAAGTCTATTGCCGCTTTTGCTTTTCTCCAACTACCACTTGCAAGTGAAGGGTCTGAAGCAATAACCGAATTAACTTGTGCCGTACGATACGCCCAATAGTCGGCAAGGATTTTCCCGCCAGGTGTGGCAAGAACTTTCTTGTCCGTAATCATTCTTTCAATTTGAACAATTTGGTTAGTCAGTTCTCGTTCGCGCTCACCGCTAGTTGCGGCAGGGTTCCACATAGGGAATTTTTGTTTAAGGTCATCGGCTTCTTTTTTCATGTCAGCTTTAAAACCTGTTGACCGCATAATTTGTTCTGGGGTAAAGCCTTGCTCTATCCCCGATTTGATTATCCCGTCTTTTTTCCAATTGTACGAAGTCCAAGCAAGACTGTTCAATGCTTTTTCCTGGCGGGCTTCAATGTCTCGTGGTTTACGAAGTCCAACTGCACCCTGTGCGCTGTATGCCTTAACATCGAATTCGCCGTCTTGTGGTCCAAGATAGCCAGCAACCAACGGGTACTTGTCAAGTAGCCCACGGTTTGCTGTTTGCCATTGAGCAAATTCTTTTGTTGGTGAGAGTCCTGGCAAAGCGTCAGTACCGCCAGCAAGATAAATCCACGCATCTGGACCGTACTTCCCTAGGAACTCACTTACACCATCGGTATATGTGCCGCCACCCTTGATGGCTTTATCTGTCATAGTGCGTAATTCGTCCATGACCATTCCTGTGGTCACGTTTTCTGCACCGATTTGGGTGAAGTATTTGGTCATTGATGCGCCAGGCAACAAGATTTTGAAGAATGATTTCAGGCTGATAAGCAGGTCTGTTTTATTAACTGCGTCTTCAATAATCTTTTCGCGTTCTGCCGTTGTAACTGGGACACCGTTGCGGTTTGATGCGATGTTTGTCAGTACTGCATTGAGTGTTGATGCACGAATGTTGTCATTCATTTCTGTTGCACCTAATGCTTGAAGGTTGGCAAACAGGTCTGTAGATGTGATGTTGCGTCCGCGTGAAGATATTGCTCCAGTCAATCCTTGACCCCACATTGGGACAAGATAATCAGCAAGTTGCGAACGCATTGCTGGGTCGCCGAACGGGAATACTGTTGCGCGCAGGTTGGCGTATGCTTCTGATTTCGGAAGTATTGAGTCCATAATCATGGCACCGAAACCGAAGAACCCTGGGACTGCTGAACCGAGCATGCTGAGGTTTTTTGTTTGGATTCGTTCTTCAGCGTTTAGACCGAACATTGAATACACTTCGCGTGAGAATGGTAGGGCGACTGCTTGTTGACCTGTGTCTTCGTCCGTGAATACGATGCCTCGTCCTGGTTTTCCGCCAGCCCATTCAGGGAGTTCTCCTTCTTCCAATCCTTGGCTGGCTAGTTGTGCTTTGCCGATGGTTGATGGGTTGGTTGCCATGAGTCTTGCCCATACCGACCATTGTTCTTTCCATGCATCAAAGAATCCAAACAGAAGTGAGTGCCGTGAACCGAAGTATGATTTTTCTTGCGAGTTGTACAAAATGCTGTCAACACGTTGGTGCCCGTGCATTTCACCAAGGATTTCTACTTGCTTGCGTGTTGCGGTTCCGTTTGCTCGTGGCAATGCAGCACGCACTGCATCTTGCAGCCAGTCTGCGGCATCGCTTTTTTCTAATGCGGCAACCATTTTGGCTGCTTCTTTAGGGTCCATTGCTGGCATCATTTCAATAATGCGTCGCCATTTGTGGTATTGCTGGAATGGTCCACGAGCGTACTTTGCTGATGTGTTGCGATACAAAGAAAATGCTCGCGTAAACAAACGTTCTTTTTCATTAATTTTTTCTACTGCTTCGGTTGGTGCAAATGGGACAATTTTGGCAGTATCAGTATTTTGAAGAAGGTTATTGCCGACCCAATCATTAAAAGATTTTGTTGGTTCATACACGTTTACAGCTGTGGATGTTTTAACTTTCCATGCGTTGGTACTTGAAATAGATTCTGTACCAAGTTTTCCTGTGGCAATAACACCGATTGCTGTTCTGTCTGCACCTGTTCTGGTCAGAATGTCATTGTAAATTGTGTATACCCACGCAGAGTTTCCTTCCATTGATGTCAATGGGGTTACTTTGCTCATGCCGCCAACACCTTGGTTGCGTAATGCTTTAGCATAAATGGCATCGAATACGTCTTTTAAGTCGCCGTTAAGGAATCGGTTTGGTAGTTGCAACACTTCGTTTGAACCGCCAGCAAGCATGGCTTTGGCAACTTCGCGATATTCTGGGGTTTCCGACATTTGAACAATATCGCGGGCGGTTCCCTTTACCCAGTTTTTGTTTGCTGGTTTTTTGGGGTCGATGATTGCGTTGCCGTTCATGTCGTATGCAATATCTTTAACTGCATTTCCACGGATTTGGCGTTCGTAGTTAAGAACTCCTGGGGTGGCGCGTTCGTCTGCCATCAATCCCTTGGCAAGTTCGGTTACGTTACGTCCGCTGCCTGGCAGGGATTCGTCAAGGCGTTGCTCAAATAGGCGCACTTGTTTTTGTAAATCTGCCTTTTTGCCGTATTTGCTTTCGAAAGTATTGATTAGGTCTGTGTAAGTTTTAATTTCTGCTGCGTCACCGAGGTTGTTTGCTCGTTTTAGGTTGGCGTATAGGTCGTCTAAGTATTCAATTTGTGGGACTATTTTCTGTATTTCTTTGCCAGATTTAATTGCAACACCAAACGTGTTCATGTTGACATGACCCATATAACCGAGTGCGTGTAAAGAAGAGACGCTCATTCCTTCTGTTACAGCGACACGCAACAGTTCGTCTGGAAGAATTCGTGTAACCATTCGGATTGGCAACGGCGCACCAAGAGCCACTGGTTTCATGTATCCTGTTTGAATTTTTTCTAAAGCATTGAACATTGTTGGTTGCAAAAGTTTGTTCATTGCAGGAATATCTCTGAATGGTTGAAATACTTTCCACAGGTTCGTTGTTTCGCGGATAACTTGCTTCAGGTTTTCTGGAGAAACCATCATGAAACCTTTCATCATGAAGTCGGTTGAGCGAACAATGTCCGCGCTGCCTTCAGCCAACCATGATGCTGGGTAGCCTTCACCAACTGCATCCCATGTCCATTGCAAAATCCCGTCTGACCATCCAGACCATTTGGTTACACCATTGATGAACTCTTCTGGCACACCGTTTTTGGACAAGGCTGGGCGGACAACAGTATCCATCCACATGTCTGCTAGTTCAAAACGCTTATCCACTTCACCATTTGCCACAATTTTCATTGTTTTGGAAAGCATTTCGTAGCGTTCTTTTTTAGGAACCTTCATCACGTTCATGAGTCTGTTCATGTCTTTGATGGAAGCCATAGGGTCATCGAAAGAGAAGAACGTAGAGTTTGGCATCATCGCAAATTGGCGTGTTGAACCCGATGACCATTGAGCGATACGCGGTCCCGTTTGGGTTGTCCATGATTTCATTACACCTGGAACTTCACGAATGTTGTAGAACGGGTCTCCAGATAGCACGCCTTCTTTAAGGATGGTGTGGATTTCTTTAGGGTCTACAACTTTGTCTGCTTTGCGCGCGACATCTACTGCGTCTTGGATTTTGACCGCAAGTCCTACTGGGATGTTCCCTAGGAAATAATCGTACATTTCTCCAGAGTTAGTAAAAGATGACAGTTTTTCGAGTGTGATTCTGCCGTCACGCGTAAATGGCATTTCGTCAATTTTGGTTGGTTCAAAACGCCATCTTCCATCAGCGGTATCTACCAACCCGAAGCTTTGTTTGATTGATTCGATATTGTTGCCTGGGGCTCTGTATGGCATTGGTAGCGGTGGGGAGTCAAGGTGTACTAATGATTGTCCGCCAATAGATTCTTTTGCTAATGCTTGTGCTGCTGCTTCAGCATCGTCAGGAAGTTTTGAACCAGCAGGCAACATGCCGAAGTATTCTTTAACTACACCTGTGTCATCGACGCTTCCCCATGGCATGTCAATAACTTCTTTAGCGGTTGTTGAAAATCCTGCTGCTGCGCGTTCTTTGCGCCATTGGTCATAAACAAGGTCTGCTGCGCGACCTTCAAGAATTGTTGTTGCGGCGGTGCGTTCAAGGTTGAACTTGCCCATCAAACTTTTAATTGGGTTTGATGCTATCGATGGGTCGGTTAACGCGGTAAATGTTCCGTCGACTATGCCTGACAGTACTGATGCTGTGTATGAGTTTCTGTCAATATACCCTTCTTGAACAAGTGGTGTTATTAAGTAATTGCCAAGCGTGAAAGTTCTTCCATCAATTTTTGGTAGCCCTGCATCGTGTGCTTTGCGTGCTTCTTCAGCGGCTTTGCCTTCTGGAAAAAATCCTGCGCCGACATCAAGGCTTCCTTCAGTAACAGCCTGTTTGATAATTTGGGTAAGAATGTTCCCTTCAATAACTGTTTTTTGGTAATCTTCCCAATCGTCCATTGGGATAGTGAACGTTCCGATAGAACCACTTTGATGGGTCAGTCTGTATTCGATAGTGTTTTTTAGTGCTTGTGCTGATGCAAGAAAACCTGTACCAATTGCTTTGGTTGTACCGCGTACTGGTTTTCCTACAATATCTTTGACGCTGATGCGTGTTGGGATTGTGATTCCTGCTGATTCAATTTCAATTCCTCCAGCTGGACCAATATGGTCTGGAGCAAAAAACCCCATAATTTTAAATGGTGTGCCGAGTACCCCGCCAAGTACTGCGCCAGTTGAACCGACACCAAATTTAAAATCTTCAATTAAGGTTGCAGCAAATTTTTCTCCAGCTGGTAAATCTGGGTTAAGAAAAGCTGCGCGAGCAGTCATCATGTTGTTTAAAGTTTTAAATTTTGCAGGTAAATCGATTCGTGCATCAAACTTTCCAGTTCGATTGCCTTCCATGTCAAAGGTGCCTTTTGCAATCATCCCAGGAATTGCATCCCATTCTTCTTGGGTTTTAGACATGTACAGTTTCACAACTTGAACTTCTTGAAGGTTCATTAGTTCTGACGCGTCTTTAATTTCTGGTACTGGAATGTTTCTCCAGTTAAGTCCGTTTTCCCAGGTTGGGTCTACTTTGTCCCACCATGCTGGTTGATGGTCTTTTCGTACAGCCATTTCTTGCGGGGCAATACGCAAAAGGTCTGCAAGGGTAAAGTCTTGTTGTGGGTCTGCTTCTGGGGTTGGCGAACCAACTGGAATGTTTTCTCTGCTGCGCAATGCATCGCTATGTGCTAATGCTTGGCGTTGTGAGTTGATGTGTATTTGTGATGGGTCAATAGGGGCATTTGATAAACCAACGGATGCGGTAATTTCTGGGTTGGTGTAGTAACTGCCGTATGTTGTTTGTGCTAAACGCTCAGCATTGTCAGCCGTAAATTTGTATGGGTATTGTTCTTTTTGTTTTTTGATTAGTTCCGCGGCGCGTGCTTCAGCTTCAAGTTGCTGGATGGTTTCTCTCATGTGAGCGGCTGGTTTTCTAGTTGAAGCAACAATTGCAACACAGCCGTGTTCGGATATTTTGAATACACATAACGGACCTGATTGATGAGGTCTTGTTTTCCGCCCGCCATTAACGTGTCAGGTAGTGGTGCAACAAGTGCTTCAGCGCCTGGACCCATACCAAGAGGGTTGCCTGCGGTTACTGGTTCCATTGGGAGTTCCGTTGGGCGGTCTAAGTTGCCAAGCGAACCTGGAGCGATAACAGGTGCTTGTGGTGCGCCCATAGGTACAGCTTGTTGTGCTGCACGTTGTGCGCCAGCTTCACCATAGGTCCT